GAACGAAATATCCTAAAATTTCTATGTTTAGGATTAACATGTAGCCATAAAGTTCTCATAAACTTTTTGTCACTATACCACGTTTCATCAACTGTTGCAGCTAATGTTCCTACAATAATATTTTCATGTTCTACTACTATAACAAAACTATTCTTAATGTAAAACACTATATTTTGTAGAGCTTTAGTATTATTAGTATTTCCGAAGTTAAATGGAGCTTCTGTAAGCCACGTTTTAAGTAATTCTCTTATTCGAACAGCGTCAGATATTTTAGCTGGTCGTATTGTGTATTTATCTTTTTCCATCTTGTTTTATATTTACTCTCAGCGTACCAAATCTCCAGTTATCTCCGACCGCTGTATTTTCTATCTTTATATTAGATTGTCTACCACGAATACGTGTGTTAAGAAACCCTGTTGTGTTACTAACTGTTAAGGTCTCTCCTACTGTTGCTGTATCATTAGGATAATCTTTTACACTTAAAGTTATTACAGCATTTCCAGTTTGATTTTGAAANTCTGGTATAACTTTATTAATAAAACTAAATGTTTCNCCATCAGCNATATCTCCATCNCCTGATTGAATATAAGCTGNTAAAGCNGCACCATCAGCATCTACNCCTGATTCNTGAGCATATATAATACTTCTTCCTTGTGTCACACCATTAATAGTTGTAATTGTACTAATATTAGAATTAGGAAAATACTCTGTAGCTAAAGGATTTAATTCAACTCCATTATCTTGATATGTGCTTCTATTCATAGTTCCATAATACCATGAATTTTCTAAATAATTATAAATAGCATAACGGTCACATTCCTCTGAATTGCTAGAACAATAATACCATATTACTTCAGAAAAATTAGAATTTTGTCCTGCATAAACTTGAGAGTATTGAGTTTTATTAATATCATCAAATACGTGATTTAATATAGAACAAGGTATTTCTTGAACTGATCCAGCATATCTAAAGAACTGTCCATCAGACATCCAATAAGCTACATCGTCTATTACTATTGCTGAGTTAAGACCTACAGCTCCACAGTCATTACCTAATTGTCTAAATCCAAATATAAAAGGTGGACCAATAAAAGACATTGATTGCATTGTTGTATCTGTCCATACTAGCACAGTTCCTTTAGCAGGACGAGCACATCTTATTTCACTTCCTCCTGCTATTCTTTGAGATCCAGCAGAATTAGTTACATTAGGTGTCCATTGATTATAATTTTCTTGATCTGACCAACGAATAAACATTTTATCTTGTGTATTCGGAGAACCAATAGTAGTTTCTGTTCCCATACATACAACGTGTCTAGTTTCTGTAGATACCATTGATAAAGTAGAATTAGTAGGAGCATTAGCAACTTCTGTAGCTCTGTTACTAGACATACCACCTGATTCTAACCATTCATAAGTTGATCCATCTTTTGCAGTAATAATTAAATCTTGTCCCCAATTATTTATAGACCATAACCGAGAATCAAGAACTACATTAGATGATGATCTAGGAGTATTCCAAGTACTTGCATTCCAAGTTCCAGCTCCCCAACCAAAACCAAAAGTTTGTACAGCAGGACCAATATTTAATTGATAAGTAGCTGTACAATTACCAGTAGGACCAGCATTAGAAGCTGCTGTTGCACTACTTTGAATTATATAAGCATCAACATTTGTTACTTCTAATATTTCATATTCTGCATCTAATGTTGCAGCTGGAATTCCACCAACAGCGGTACTTGTACTACTAATAGTTACAAAATCTCCAACTCCTGCTCCATGAGTAGTATCGGTAATAGTTACATTAGCTGATGAAGTTGTAGTAGTAAAAGCATTAACTAAATTATTTGTAGTTCTTATAGGAGTTATATCTTGATTATTTCCTGAAGCATAAACATAAATTTTTCTATCTGTTCCTAGAGCTTCATATCTAGCTCCATCTAAAGCAAACCATTGTTCTAAAGCTCTGCCTACACCAACATAATAAGCTGTACTAAATTTAGTCCAACCTCCTATTTTTTGAGGAAGTCCTTTACGAAATCTAATTTTATCTCCATCAGTCCATCTACCTTCGGCACCTGTTTGAGTGTTTTCGGTATCTATCCCAGGTTGAAAGTTTAATTGAGTTAAAGGCATAATTTATATTATATAACATAAATTATAAAGGAGACAGCAAAAAGGTGGTGATATTCCACTGCCTCCATTGTTTATATACTATTTTTTAAACCAATTAGGAAGACCTAAATGAGGTCTTTTATCGAACATATTATTTTTAGCACCAGGTGTTTTACTATTATTATAATGCAAAAAGACTTGAATACATTCTTTTCCTTTAAATTTATTTCGCCAATGTTCAAGTTCACAACCAGAATAAACTAACATATCACCTTGTTTTAAATCTACTTTAATTCCTTTTTTACCTCTATCTCCAGATGGCTCTAAATATATAGGCCAATCATCACCACCAAGATTCATAGTAGTAGATATTTCACAACTAAATCTATCTTTATGTCTTTTTAATTGATCACCTTTTTTATATATTCTTGCATAACTGTAAGATGGATATAGTTTAAGTTCTGTTACTTTTTCCATTTTAGAATGACATTTTAATAATAAAGTTTCCATAGCCATGTTTGCATATTGAGAATATGTGTTTGGTATTTGACCATTTGGTTCTTCATAATATCCTAATATACTTTCGAAAGGTGAAAAGTATCTAGCTTGTTTACATGTATCATAAACTTGTTTTTGCATTAAAAAATAATTAGCAATAAAACTAGCTAAGTCTTTTGATATAGCTTGACGAATAATTGTATATTTTTTATTTTTAAACATCTTTAGCCATTTCATTAGGTATAGCTTGAATATTCCAATGTATAAATCTAAAAGGCTCTCTACCAAAATCTACTGCAAATTCATGTTCTAAGTATCCTGGAAATATAATTAGTGTGCCTGGTTTAACTTTATAATGAATAATTTCTGTTCCATTTTTTATACCTTTAATATCTGTTTTCATTTTTAATTTTGTACTTCTTGCACCAGTTTTTGGTTCGTGAAATACTGGATAAGAAGTTTCTTCACTTGCTTTTAAAAAGTAAAAACCTGATACGTGTTGATTCCAATGTACGTGTGCTGAATGATGACCACCACCATTTTTAGCAAATTCTTGAACCCACATTTCACTAAATAAAGTTTTATACTGTGTCATGTCATAACCTTGATGATCTAAATACTCCCAAGATTTTTGTCCAACATAATTTTTAAAATCTAAAAAATCATTATCAGCTGTAAGTGGTGTTGAATGATATGATATACCAAAATCTCCATATTTTTTTATATGATCTTTACTTCTTTTTTTAGCTTCTTTAATGTATTTGTTTGAAGCTTTATTTAAAGATTTTATAAATTCTAGATTTTGTTCAGACCAAACAGTTGTGCTAAAATAATTATTTATATACATTTTATTTATATGGATATCCTAAATTCCACATTACTAAAGAATATCTTACTCCTTGTGTTACTGGTTTAACTCTATGCCAAACAAAACTAGGAAATACAATAATAGATCCTTTTGGTAATATCTCTTTACATTGTATTTTATGTTTTGATTCATCTCGCATATGAGGATCGTAATTTCTAAAATCAAATTCTAGTTCTCCACCTTGATATTCTGACCCATCAGTTAATTGACAAGTCATAGATAGTTTTCTAATCTTTCCATTTTGAAATCCTTTTTTTTCATAAGGTTTATCCCAACTATCACAATGCCAATCATAATATTGATTTAATTTATATTTTGTAAATTGTATTTGTTCAGAAATATCCCAATTAAAGTTCCAACCCGCATTTTTATTTGCTTGGTGTATGTAAGGATGTAGTTCTCTATAAATCCAAGTATCATCTAACCAAACTAAATCAGATTTTCTTTTTCTTTGCATATTTAATATTTCTTCTTTATTTAATTTTTTATCGCCAAAACCTCCTGTTCTAGCTATGGTTTCAGATTTGGATGAAGCATATTTAATTATATTATCACATATTCTTACAGGTATTGCAGATTTAAAATACCAATAATAATTATCTAAGTTCATTTGAATGCAGGTCCTTTGGCAAAAAAAGTTAAAGTTTTTCTTGTGCCTTTTATTATAGGATCTACTTTGTGTAAAATAAATGAATTAAAAACTATCATAGAACCTGGATTATTTAATTCTGGAACTAAATTTACATCTTTTGAGTTTAATAAATTAAATTCACCTCCTAAAAAAGGACTTTCTGATATATTTACTAAAATGGTTAATTTAATATCTGAAGCTTTAAAAGTTTCTCCGTCTGTATGCCATTCGTATTCTTCACCTTTTTCATATATGTTATAATTTAATTTATCATTATCATTAAAATTATACAAGTCATAACCATAACGATCTTGATTAACTAAAGTAATATTATAAAAAATTTTATTTAATTTTTCTTTTAAAAACTTAATTTTAATAGGGTAAACTGTTGATGTTTTTTTTGACTCTTTTGCTTTTGCAAATATTGGTTCTTTTTCTTTTTTGTGTTTATCTAATAAAAAATTAATATTTTTTATTTCTTGTTTTGAAAGAACATTATTCCAATAATAATAGTTACATGTGTTCATAAGTTATTGTTATAATATTATTCAAACTTTCGTTTTGATTATTTTTAATAACATATGTATTTGAGGATGGAAACATAATAAACATTCCCTTATCTAATTTTATTGTCCAAGTATTTTGTTTTCTTCTATTATCGTCATAATAAATTTTTACAGAACATTCATTTGTTTCAACTCCGTATAATAAAGTAAAATCTGCTGAATTGGCTAGATCCATCTTTTCAATATTTAATAAAGGTTCTGATAATTCTTTTGGTTTATATATATTTCCCCAACGTTTTTTCGGAACTAAATGTATTTGGTAATCACATTTAATGTGTTCTCTAAAATAAGTTTCTAAATTATTAAAATTACTTGAATAAATTAATTTTTTATTTGTAATATGTGATTTTAAAACGTCTTCTAATAATTGCTTATGATCTATTTCAAAGCCTTTTGGCATTAAAACATCGCCGTAATATAAAGATTGTTCTGATAAAATTTTTTTATTCATGCACCACCATAAATATGTATTATCTTATACTATTTGACAACTCCCAATTTCCATTGTCTTCATTCCACTCGTAATACCAGAAATGAGTTTCTGCTTCATTTTGTGCTTGTTGCTCAGCTGTTATAGAGGGGGCATCACCAATTGGTGCTTTCCATTTTGCGTTTGCAATATCTTTTACCCAAGATGCATGAGGTTTAGGTCTCCAAAATATTTTATTTTCGTCATCCCAAGTAAAACCTATACCTGCAAAGTTTCCTCTAAATGGTGTTCCACCTAACTTATGTTCATTTTCAAAAGTGTTATATGAAGTTTGAATCCACATTTCTGCTGGCCAATTATGATGCTTTTCTAAATATTGTTGACCAACTTTTTCATCAGGTTGGTTATTAGCATCTAACATATCATTATCTGAGAATGTTAAAACTTGAATAACTTTTCCATTCATTCCTATTTTTGCAAAACTAGCCATAGTATTTATTTAATCTCCATATTAATTTTGAAATTTATACCTTATTATTACCAGTCCAGTTCCGCCATCTCCAGCGGCACCGCCTTGTTGGTTTCCACCACCGCCACCACCAGTGTTTGCTGTTCCTGATGTACCAGAAGGCCCACCACCATCTTGACCAGATGCTGTTGCTGCACCACCGCCTCCAGCTCTTGCTACTGGACTTGCATTAATTGAACTTGTTGCACCAGATCCGCCATTGGCACTTGATCCGCCAGCATTACCGCCTGCTGAACCAGCTCCGCCGCCACCACCAGCACTTCCATCGGGAGGACTTGAAGCTCCGTTTCCTCCGTTTTGTCCTTGAGGTGGAGTTGTTGAGGGAGTATTTCCTGTGCCACCTGGTTTTCCAGGTACACCTGCTCCACCACCAGATCCACCACCAGATCCTCCGTTAGCTACACTAGGTG